TGATAGAAATTCTAATCACCAGATGATATCATACAACTCTTCTCAGTTAATAAGAGATCGTTTTAAGGAATGGTCACCGTATGAGTATGATCACACATACACAATGCGATCTGTTGGAGAATATATGAAGGAACAACAATCTCGTAAAGAACTTCTTCTCCTAAATTATGAATCAGGATCTCTTAAAAAATAATTACATTGTTTTAAAAAACTTTATCCCTGTTGATGAAGCAAAAGAACTTGCTGTTAGATATAAAAATCTTCAAAAACAAATTGGGTTTGGTGATGATATACACATTGCTAAAGCACCTTCTTGGAGTAACAGTGAAGATCAATTAGCACTTCTATGTAATCTCTGTCCTAGAGTATCTGATTTGTGTGGTGAAGCGGTACTACCAACTTATGTTTTTGGTAGAATATATCAAAAAGGTTCTGAGTTAGAACGTCATTCAGATAGGGCAGCATGTGAAATATCTTTAACTCTTCATTTAGATGGAGATAAAGATTGGCAATTTTGTATTGAAACTCCCTCCTATGAGGAACATTGTGTTATACTAGAACCAGGTGATGCTGTGATGTACCTTGGGGTTATTGCTGATCACTGGAGAGATGGAAAATATACAGGAGAAGCATATACTCAATTTTTCTTACATTACGTAAGAGTATCTGGGTGGTGTAGAGATGCATTCTTTGATAAAAACATAGATCTATATGCAAATCTAGATCAACTTACAAAAACAAACATTCTAAAGAAAGAGTATCATGAGTTACGATGAAAGGTATCCACTTAAGGATTATCTAAACACCATCAATTTGACAAAGAAGAATCTCATGGAGGATGAAGATCCTGCTTGGGAAAAAAATTATACCCCTTTTGTAATCAACAAGTGTATGTCTCATCACATCGATACTGTGATGTATGCAAACGAGATGAATCAATATCCTAACTTAGATAAGAAACTTCAGTACGATTTCCTTATAAATATCGTGAGACCCCGAAAGAGATTTTCTCCTTGGGGAAAGAAACAGAAAGTGAAAGATCTTGACCTTGTGAAAAAATACTATGGTTATAGTAATGATAAAGCAATTCAAGCCTTAAGGATCTTAACTCCAAACCAATTAGATTACATTAAAGAAAAACTGAATAAAGGAGGTAAGAAACTATGAACGAACAACCTAAAGAAGTTCAATGGTCAAAGAGTGATATGGTGGAGGTGAATTTAAAGGAACCTGATGATTTCCTTAAAGTTCGTGAGACTCTTACACGTATCGGAGTTGCTTCTAGAAAAGAAAAGAAATTATTTCAATCATGCCACATCCTTCACAAGAAGGGACAGTATTACATAGTACATTTCAAGGAACTCTTCGCCCTTGATGGTAAGAAAGCAAATCTATCTGAGAATGATATTCAACGTCGAAACCGTATCATCAAACTTCTATCTGATTGGGGTCTAGTAGTTATTGTAAAAGAAGATTCTGTTACAAACGTTGCACCCCTAAGTCAAATTAAAGTTATTGCCTATAAAGAAAAAGGTGAGTGGTCTCTTGAGTCTAAATATAATATCGGTAAGAAGAAGCAACCTTCTGAATAGATATATAATATAGTTTCAAATACTTTTCATGGCAGAAGAGATAAAGGAGGAAGTAGTAGAAGAACAAACTGAGGAGAAGAAAAAAGGTCTCTTCGGTAAAGTAAAGTCTGCTATACTACCAGATGCTGATGAACAAGCAGCAATCATTAGTACATTTGTACGCATTACTGTTCTTGCCTGGAGCGGCGGAATATTGACTTTAAATTATGTCGCCATACCAGGTATACCTCAACAGAAAATCGATCCAACTTTTATAGCTTCGGTTTTTACTGGGGTTTTAGCTAGCTTCGGAATTCAGACAGCTAGTAAGAAAGGTGATGGTACTATGAAGATGAATGGTAACGGCAATGGCGGTGGCGGCGGTGGTCCTACTCAGACTATTCGTATCGAACAAGCACCTCTAAAAATTATTGCTGTTGATCCTAATAGTAAAGAAAAGAAAACTTACGAGTTATAAATCATGCAAAAAATAATTAATGTACTTGCTGTTGCGTCTAGCGTTGTATCTCTTGCCGTTGTTGGCGGTGGTTTCTATCTTTATATGGAAAAGGATGCCATCATAGATGGAGTTAAATCTCAAGTTATGGAATCCGTTACTGGATCTCTTGGATCTCTTGGAGGTTTAGGTGGTGGAGCAGCACTCCCCATAGGATCTAATGATCTTCCTTCCGCACCACAAGCAGCAGCACCTGGCGGTGGAAGTATGGGACTTCCTGTTCCAAGTTCACCTTTCTAAATTACGAGGATCGTTATGGAAAAAACTAATTTGTCAAAATGGTTTGCCCTTGGAGTGGGTGGAATTCTTGGTATATCTCATATAGGAATGATTGGTATGCTTGCTACTAGAAATACTAGTACGTTGCCTGATTTAAATATACCTACAGGTGACTATGCTACCTACGAGGCAGAGGTTGGAGAGGATGGATATAGGATTAGGTACAGAGCAAATGATCCTAAAACTATGTACATCACTAAAGATATTAAGACTAAAGGTGGATTCCTAGGACTCTCTAACAACACTCAAAAAGTTGTTGAAGAGTATACAATGGATGGTGCTACACATCATGGCGGTCCTGTTAGTACAAAGAGTGCTTGGATAGATCCAGCAGCACTTGCATATACAGGAGGAACTGCTGACGCAGAGGGAAAGTTATCTGCCAAAACCGAAGCATGTATCAAGGCGGTCGGTGGTGGCGAACAATCGGGAAGACTTGTAGGAACTAGTGTAGGTGCCGCAGCAGCTCCTGCCTTGAGTGGTATACCATTTGTAGGATGGGTAGCAGCAGGTTGGGTGGCAATGTTTGGTGGTAATCAAGGTGCAGAAATAGGTGGTAATATGGCACAGGAAATGTCTAAGGATTGCTAATGGATTTTCAAAAGATAGCATCAACTGGAACAGCAGTAGCAGTAGTAAGTACTGGTGCGTTTGTCGGTGGCAATCATGTTGTCGACCAACAAACTGGTGGTCCTCAGAAACGAGAAGATGCACAAATAGCAAGAATTAGAGAAGTAGTAAGAGAAGAAGTATATCTACAATTAATCAATGCTTGGCCACAAACTAGTGGTCCTGTTAAGGGATTGAAAGATCCTAAAGACTATAAGAAGCAATTACCTCAAAAATAAATGGATACTTATCTATGGATCCTATTCATAATGTACCTAACATTACTCTCCGTGGACTTGATATACCTGACATAACAGTTAATGGTACTGGTATACCTTTGATTGGTAACAATGTTATAGGTATTAGATCCACCTATGTTTCAGACATACGAAATGTTAATATTCGTGATACACGTGATTGGTTAGTCAATCCACCTCAAGCAGTTCCAGTAGCTGTGCCTGTAACAGTGCTTGCTGGTACACCTATCGTTAATATGCCTGGTTGTGTAACAGTACACAAAGAGAATGCTAAGAGGGATCCATCTACTAATAAGAATCTAGTTAATGATGATCCTAAAGGACAGACTACGTTGTGTGATGCTGGTATGCCTTACTACCAACCACCTGACTATGACTATAGAGAATTATTTTGGCAGACAATTAATACAGAACCAGAAGATATGGATGAAGGTCTTGATACAGAGGATCCTCAACCTTTAGATACACCATCAGCACCATCAGCACCAGACACAAGTCAACCTACTGGTGAAATCGAGTGTCCTCCACCCAATGCAAGACGCATAGGTGACAGGAATCAAAAGGGTGATGAGCAAGTTAAGGAATATAAACTAACACCTGACGGTAAAATTTGTGAGACAATCTGGGAACCTATACCAGCAGCAGAGCAGTACTTACCATCAGTAGGTGTTGTGACAACGACTGCGACGATAGCTACTGTGGCAACTGCGAGTGCCCTATTTGCCAAACCCCTAGCAGATCTGCTCCTGAAAGTCGTGAAGCCTGTGGTGAAGAAAGTGATTGGGAAGATCCAGAAACTTCTTGGGAAGAAGGAAGATCGTCGCCCGAATTTGACTGAGAGGATGACTGAGAAGTACCGAGAGAAGAAAGGTCTACCTCCTTTGAAGAAGAAGGGATAGTCCACTTAGGTTGTGGTATCTGGTGTTCATGTGGAATGATCTGTCCACCTGGTGCTGTTACAACTACGTCAGAACATATAGCAGCATAAGGTGACTTAGGATGGAACATGATTCCAGCCTTCATGAGCTCACCACAATTTTTGAGACGAGCAATCTCGAAGTCTAATCTTTTATTAGCAGTTGCTTGATTAACTGCTGCTACTTGTGCTGTTGCAGCTTCAGAACACTTACGTTGCATACCCCTGTTGAGTGGTATTGAAAGTGTAGCAGATAGACCTACGTTAAAGGATTGGTTTGCCTTCATGTCTGTACGTACAGGTTTCATCCATGATGGTGTCATTTCTCCACCAGTATCAACTACATCAGGCACACCATTAGGACTGTCTACATCTTGAATGATGGTGATGTCTGATCCATCTGGGAACCATCTTACTTCATCACCATTATCGTCTGTGTATGTTCTATCATCATACCATTCTTCCCAAGGATAGTTTTTAACGTTAACGTATGTTGGAACCATCTTACCAGTAGTATCACTTACGTTATACTGTGGTTCATTGTAAAAATCTTCCCAAGGATCTTTCCTTGAGTCAGCAAACTGTAGGTATGGTGTCATATTAAGAGTCGTACCTTGACATGACACACCACCACCGTAGGTGTTAGTAACGTATGGACCTTGTAAAACTTGTATTGCCTGGTTCGTCACTGAGCCAGAACTATTAGCTATTGGATTTGCTGTTGCACTTACACCACCAACACCTTGAGCTAGTGCTCCTATAGGTAAAGAATTAACGCTGAGAACTGCTGCTATTACTGCGTAAACACGCTTGTTGTATCTGTTACCGATTCTATTGAGGTAACTCTTTGAATTATTGTTTGATTTGTGAGCCCTGGTCCTTGATAACTCTGGGTAAATTGAAACGCTGCACCTGGAGTTGTCATTGTGTATGCACTCTGACCTGAGAAGTCCAATGCATCGTGAGAAGATGTTACGCTTCCT